CCGCCAATCACATAAATATCTGTTCCGACAGCTGTTGCCGTGTGGCGAGAAACTGCGACAGGGATAGCTGTAACTTCCTCCCATGTGTCAGATAGAATGGATGACTCCCGATCAGGAATCTCATAAAACCCACCCGGTGTCTGCGTCTTTGAAGTCTTAGACACATAGCTAAACACATAGGTTGGCTGTTTATTTAATCGGGGGTTATCAGCGAATTCGTAACCAGTCTCAAGAAAACTACTGTAATCTACACCTGTCCCACCATTGATATCCGCCCAATCAGTGAAAGTGCCTGATACAAATCCAGCAAAGCTCAAATCATAGGAGGATCCGCTGTCCAGTGTGAAGATAGCAAGCATTTTCCAGAAGCTCTTAGCACCAGCTGTGATTGTCTCAACAGCTACTGTCACATCTTCCCCACCGTCTGTGACAGTTACTCCCCCGTCTGTTACCACCTCTTGAGAGATTGATGTTGCAAACGGTGGGGTATCAATGATTCCTGCAACGTAGGGTGTATTGCTCGCTAAGTCACTGATGCTGTACTTATAGAAGGCCCCTAGATTCAAATCGAGAATCAGTAGACCATTCATCTTCCAACGATCATTGATGTCATCGTATGAAGATTCCGTGTTGTACATCCACACAACTTTCTTCTGGCTCTTGATGAATGCACCGCGAGCACGCTTACGCTGGATGCCACCGATAAGCAAGTAGCCTGTCTGAATCGTGGTCTTAGAAATATTAGAAGCATTCAATTGCCCACTGATCTCATCACGCACTAGCTGGATAATCCCAGCATCAGACCAGTAGAAATATGTACCATCTGCGTTGATGACTGTGTCAGCCCCTGCACAACCAATATCTGTAACACGTGTTACAGCAAAGTCCGTTGCAGAGAAAGCACCTTGACTCCCTTTGATTTCCCATACACCGTTCGTTGCGAACACAACGACACCATTGGGGCCCTCCATGATGTTGAGCACTTTACTGGCATTGGGGATGGGTATCACACCCCCATCTGTGGCTAAGAGATCATTGGCAATATCAGCAGTGGGATCTTGGTCCTGATAGCAACGGCCAATCCTATTCACATTGATAAGCTGTTGAGAAAAGTAAACATTCCCTGTCAGTCCGGGGGTGGAGAGACCTGCATAGAACACACGCCCATTATGAAAAGCTACAGAATCAACACGCTCAGAGAGAGCTTCAACATTAATGCCACTTATGCCAGAAACAGCAGAGCGATCCTTATTGAAAAGATCGAGGATGAAATGGCCTTTTGGGGCTTCTGTGTTCCCAAATTCAACAGTATCTAGTGTCTTAGGAAAGAACTCATCAAAGCCAGTCCCTGTACTAGCCTTGCGGCCTAAGTGCCAGATATCCGCATTGGAAGGGTATGCGCCCTGCTGCGTGAAATAGTAGGTGATGATTTCACGTAATGTGTCACCTTCGGCCAAGACTTGCTCAGAAGGCCAGCCTTGGTTAAGCAAGTTATAGTGGTGTTCAGCAGAGAGAGTAGAGGGGTGTTCATCAATACCCAATCCATCGTCAAGCCCGTCAAAATCACGTATCTGTAAATTGATAGGAACGGTGCCTAGGGTCTGCGCCCCACTGTCATATGTCACATAGAAAGGGTTGATGTATTTCCCCACAACAATGAGGTAACCAAAACCTGCTGCTACTCGCACAGCATTCTTATTAGCGAGATCAACGTTAATCACAAAGGAAGAGAAGTCTACAGATCCAACAGCTGCGCCTGAGGAGCTCTCTCCACTTGCCCTGTGAAAATAGAGCGTAGTGTTTTGTTGGGTAACAATGAAGTACCCGCTCTCTATGCCAGCGACGTTCTCCCAAAGGAAGACGGAGAGAGCTTCTGTCTGCTTCTCTGTACTCGAAAGAGAGAGCCCAAAGCCAGAGACAGCTGCTTCAAAGTCAACGCCAGCACGGCGGCGTATGGAGCCATCTACGTCGAGTACAACGTTATCAAGATCTTTAGCTGTATTAGGGGGAAAGGTCATTGGGCTGGCTTCTGTGTTCCAGCCTTTAACAAAGTTGAAGTTCTGTTTGACAACCTTTGTTCTCGCCATGGTTGCCTCTCTTAAATTTCACCTTGGACAGTAGTACGGATATACCAGCCGTTTACCACAACAGTATCTGTTGTCCCTGTATCAGATTGTGCTCTGATTTCACCGGGGTTATTCAGAGTGTTTGCGTCACCCATGTAGAGGCCGAACCATACTACTAGGCTATATGTGCCTGCTGTTTTGAAATTGATGCGTTGTACTTGCAGGGTATACGGAGTGGCCCCGATAGCTAATTGCAAGTCCAATAGAATTTCATGGTTAGCACCTGTAGTTGTCACTGTGATATCAAAGCGTATATCAACCGTGTCGCCCAAGTTTAACCCGGAGAAATCCAACTGGTTTGTTGATGTATTCCACACTTCGGCAACATCATCCAGCTTATACGTCTTATTTGTCTTGGAGCCCAAGCCATTGTTTGTTAACTTCACAGCTGTGGCGGTAGGCGTCAGTGTAATCGGTGTAGCGGTTGTGGCTGTGTCATTGTAATCCCAAAAGCCAATACGCATAGGCTGCATAAAAGAACCGCTTGCTGCACCATCTGCCACATACACATCCCGATTAGTTGCTGTATCCGCACCCTTCGGCTCATGTAAGCTGGAACCTGTAAGAGAATTATGCTCAGCCATTTATGTTCTCCAATAAAAAGGGGCTGGGGGACAGACCCCGCCCCTTCTTGTTATGCATCGTCCATTAGTCCATGTGCTGCAAGAATTTGCAGAATAGCATTTACCTTGGTAGTAACTTCTGCGAAGTTGTTATTGATGTCTGTATCTGCACCAGAACCTGATACAGCGGCAACAGTGCCATCAGCAGTACCACCAGAACTATCTGTCAACTCTGCTACAACAGCTTGACTCTCTGCAATTTGTGGGTTGTCTTGACTATCTGCAAGCTTGGAATCCAGCTTACCGGGATTACTAAGGGCCATAGGAATCTCCTAATAAAAAAGGGGGCTTCCGCCCCCGCTTTAGGGCTTATGCCCGGTCAAACAAAGGTTCGTACACGATACGTAAGCGAGCCTTCCCAGCCGTGAAAGTACCTGTGGCAGTCATTGTGACTTGGCCATCCGCAGTACCAATACCTGCTGTGTTACCGACAAGAGCGCCGTCACAAACGACAGTCTCACCAACAGCATTAATTGCTGCCAACAGAATGTCATCATCAATCCCGGCAACATCAATGTCAGTGCCATCAGGCTCTTCCAAACCAATGTCATAGGAAGTGCCACCAGCGAAGGCGGTGATGACAGTCAGTGTGGCTTCCTTGATTCGGCTATTAGCCGGGATGCGGTAGATCGCTTCATCCTGCCCAAATGCCGGAAGATCATCGTAAGAGAAGGTAAATTCAAGAATCTCCTCCCCACGCTCACCGACATACTTGGTAGGCAATTTATCTTCAATCTCCCGTGTACCGTAATGGGTTGCAGCGCGGCGCTTAGAGCCCGCAGATGCACCTGAGGTGATAGAGATACGAGTACCCATTTCAATCTCCTAAGTCTATTAAAGAGGGGCTATGCCCCTCCCCTTACACGTCGGTGTCAGTCAAGACCACAACAAGGTTTTCATCACGGACTAGACCAGTCCCCCAACGCGCAGTAGTAACAATCTGTTCTTCCTGCTTCACCAGCGGCGAATCTGTCTCCAGCATTGGACGGCGACGCCATGCCAAAACAAACGGAAGCAGACGCTCGTTTGCAGCAGACATGAAGATATTCGCTTTACCCGCTGTAGTGGTCAGGGAACCGATGGTTTCATTGGCATCTGCCAGCAGATTCGATTCGAACACATCAAAACCGTAGATGTTCTTAACGAAGCGCATGTTCTGCTCGATGCCAGACTCAATGATCCCCTCCCAACGCGGGTTGTTAGAGACATTCACAAGGTTGGTGGAAGTCTCAATAGTGTGCGCAACTGTCGGGTCAACAATCGCAATCAACCCTGTCGTGGGGATTTTGGCCTTGGTGAGAGCCAGCTTCGCGTAAGAGAAATCACGCGGTGACATGGTTTCATTCGTGCCAGTGCCAATCAGACGGTGATCAAAGCCATTGATAGCGTTTGCATCGCCTGTGCCGTTGAACTGCTGATTAGCAAGAGACAGCACATCTGTTTCAAAGCGTTCCATAATGGCTTGTGCTTGCAACGGTGCAATCGCAGCCATAAGGTCCGCTGCCCACATGCTATCCTCCATCAATACTTTCTTGACAGAGTTTGCAGCCTGCACAGGGTCATTCATTGTGATAGTGACTTCACCTGTATCCAGAGGATCAAAAGTGATATCCGCTGTTTCCGGGAGGTCACGAACCAACGCTGTGCCCAGAGAAGGCATTGTGAAAGCCGAACCGTCAGGGAAATCAATCTGACGGACATACGGAGTACCCAGCAATTGTTCGTGCAAGATTTCTTCAAGCTGTTCAGCCCAAAGTTCCGAACGAATCAGAGACTGGGTATTACTTGTAGTATTACCAGACATTTAAGTCTCCTTAAGTTTTATCTTGCCCTGCCATTTTCCAGCGTTCACGCCAATACACATCGCGCTTAATCTCGCCTCGTTTGTAACGCTCTTTCAGCGCTTCAACACCATCGGCAGGGGTGTTATTCAGGTTAGAAGTATTCACCTGTGAAGCAGGTGCTGCTTGTTGTGTGGGCACTTGTGAAGCCCCAAACAAAGCTAACACTGCCGCAGGTGACTGCATGGCAAGAGTGTCGAGGTCCACATTGAGCTCTTTCCCTTTAGCTGCATACACTTCCGCTGCTTTGTCTCCAAACTTAGCAGCGAGAGAAGTACGCACAGACTCGGCATTCTTTTGTGAAGTTGATTGCTTTTCCCGTTGGGACAGTACTTCAGCAACAACTTCTTCTACTGGCTTCTGGCTCTGATTTTCGTTCTGTTGGTCGTCAGAGTTATCTTCGCCTTTCTTGCCATTAAGTGCTTCAAGCACTCTTTCAACAGCACTCGCTTTCTCCGTAAGCGCAGAGAGCTGCTCTCGCAATTGCTCATTCTCCTCCTCAACTTTCCCAATATGCTCATTGGCATGGCCATAAGCTTTATCGAGTTCGTCGATAGTGCTGTACTTCCTACCTTCACCTACATGGAACAGACTTGGCTGGTTTTCGGTGGCGGCTTGTTCACCGTTATCCGACTGGTCAATCGAATCCTCGGCATTAAAAAGTTCGTTAGGCATGGTCTACCTCTTGAAAAAGTTTCTTAAGTTTCTTGAGTACTCGACGCTGCGCAAGTAAGTCGGTCATCTTAGCTTCATACGCAGCCACTTCGAATTTTTTATCTGAATCCAATTCAGACTCTACCTCATCTAAACTTCGATCAATCACTTTCTCTAAAAGAGGCATTAAGGCCGATGCCTCATTGATCATATTAGCTTCTTTCTCAGAAAGCCAATTTAGTTTAGACAGGTGGTAACTCTTCTGTGCTTCCATCTAAAGACCCATCAGTTAATGCTTCTTCTTCTAGTTGCTCTGAAGCAGCTTGTGTCAATCGCTGACTATTCAAGTCTTCCAAGAGCCCTATGTTATCTCCGATGATCTCGAATTGCTCAGCAGAGATCAAATCCTCTACTATCCGCGCAAGTTTTATACGACTCACATGGGGAGTAATCAAAGCTCCCATTTGGGAATTAAATACCATATTCAAGTTTTGGATAGAGTTTGCTTGCTTCTCAAAATGCAAGCTCCCCTTTGCGTAGAGCTTACCAACAGCTGTTATATCCTCTTTGGTCACAGTAATGAAATCTTCTGCACCAAACACATTGTCTTCGGCTCGCACAATATCAACACCATCTAAATTCCTGCGTGCCATTTCAAGAGCGTCGTTCATAATAGGCTCAAGGAACTGTGTCTCAAACTTCCTAACTTTGTTCCTGAACAGACGGTTAGCCGCATTGTCAAGAACCTGAACTTCAAACTTCGTCTTCTCCCCCGGAGAACGTATGCCCATAGCTTCCCGTGGTGCCCCTGCTAACTCCTCCATAAGCTGCATGGTTTGTGCTATTTGCAAATCAGCGCTAAGGGCTGTGGTATCAGGACGAAGATGCTTAATATCGCCTCCTTCCGCTACCACATATCTTTGGCCGGGGGCACCTCGTACACCATAGAATTCTACATCCCCAATCTCCACTGTAGCTGGATTAGCAATCTGATCAAACACATCCGCACGCAGATTCTCTAGCTTGTCAATTTTATATTGCATCCCAACTAGGGCATCCAGTGGGCCCATCCCCATGAGATTATCAGGGCGCTCACGCCATGCTGAATAATATAGATTAGCCCGACCATGCCATGTTTTAAGTGGCTCATCCCTCACGACATGAACACGGTCAACAACTGTAATCACATGGTTCTTTTTGAGTTCACCTGTCTGGATGTCGTACCAGTCTCCGTAGAACTCTAGGACTTCCACAAGATCCGTATTGTAGTACTCAGTGATAGAACCGAATCCGTCAGCGATGTAAGCTCTGGATTTACTCGCATCAGATTTATCTATTTCACGTGCATGTTGTCTGACTGCTACTCTGCGTTCCCTCATCAAACGTAAAGTCTCTTGTGTCCACAGAGTATTTTCAGGCTGTTCTGCTGCTATGCGGGCCAGCTCACCGAGACTTAGAAGAGATCGCACAATCTTCGGTGCACGTTCCCAATTCGTAGCTGCAATATTGAAAGTAATATCCCAAGGACTGATTCGCTCAATAGTAGGGCCTAGATAGCCTTGTACGCGAAGACCTGCTTCATCTATGTGATGTTCATTCATATACACAAGCCGTGCGAAACAGACGCCTGTCTGAATCCAATCATCCAAGAGTGCATCAAAAACATCCGTGGACTTATTCTGCCGCATCTTAGTGCGCATGTATGACTCAATCGCACGGCGCTTCTGTGCCAATTCCTGAGAAGCATTATGCGCTTCCCAGTTCAGCCAGTTCGGATTGGTGAACATATGGCTCATGTAATTAGCTTTTAAGTTCTGCGCAATCTGACTCAGCTTAGGTGTCGTTGTGCTGTTCTTAAAAGGGTTTCCTGCATTGGAAGTAGTCCGCGTATCAGTTGCGTAGAGGAAGTTACGCAATTCCATAACCTGCTCTTCCCAAGGCTGCCGATCGCGTTTCCACTGATCCCACTTCAGCGCGATTTCGCTAGCAATTTGCGAAGGATTCAGGAGTCCTTGTACATCAAAAGAATTTGCAGGCATATCGCATTCCTTACATCATCCCACCAAAACGTGGGTGGTATTGAATATTGGTGACCTTATCTGGCGAGCTCATCTTCTGGCTAGGCTTGTGAATATTACCAGACACAATAATAGCGAGAGTATCCTTGATATCGTCATGTGGGGGATTCTCAAGCATTAGCTCTTCTTCGAGCATCCCACAGTAACCCCCTTTATAATGGAGGATTTGCATATTCTGATAGCGGGGTTCAAGCGCTGCTGCAATCCGCTCTTCTTTCGCACCCATATGCCGGTTAGGGCGATGTCCTTCAATCCTCAGCGACATTCCACTTGCCTTTGCCCGATCTTTCAAATACTCAACAATAGCTTCCTGCGCAACAGAGATTTCTGCACGAAGCATACGGAAGTCCCATTTATTGTGCATGGTTAGGATATTCTCAAAATACGTTTCCATCTTATTGGTCTTGAAACGCTCAATATCTAACACATAGATGTTGAACTCGTAATCAACACCGATGACAACAATACAGGTAGAATCCGCTTTCTTGGACTGACTAAAGGCAAAGTCTATCCCCGCGTAGACATTCAGCTTGCGCTTATCCTCACCATGGCTTCCGTACTCGTAATACCAAGTCCCTCCTTCACACTTCAATCGCTTCCTGTCGTAATACACGAATTGCCCACGATCTATGCGTTGGTTTTCTACATCATTAGGGTTGTTGTAATACTGTGCAAAAAATTGTGTCTTATCCAGATATTTAGCTTTCTTGCGGGCGAGCTCTTTCCAGTCAAAACCAAAAGGCTTCCCATCAGAAGCTCTAAATTCTTTCGGCCACAAGAAAGTTCCATTCTCTTCAACAGGTCTCTCTTTGATTTCGTAGACTTTCCTTTCATCTATGGCTTCCCCCTCCTCATTGAAAATCTCCTCCTTCATTTGCTTGAGATCTTCGTAATGGTCTTTGGGGTGATAACGTGTCCCAACAACAAACTCATGGCCTCCTGTCGTGAGGATAGAAGCCATCTGGGAACAAGCCGCCGCAACTTTACGCCGGTTCTCCGCTGTGTATGCATTCTCTGGTACTACAACATCGTCTTTCATGAGTATCCGACAGTGCAACCCCGTTGTATTTGTTGTGAGCCCAGCAGCGAACACAGTTGCATCGCGTACACCCTCTTCTTTCCTCTTAGGGTGGTCCACCATTATTTCGACGTTGTTCCAACGCTCTCTACGCCCTTCATCAGGGTTAACCATTTCTGGCCACAAGAGAGTGTACGTGTTACTCGTGAGAATGTTCTTAATGTCATGTAGCTGCTTTTCCGCAAGTGTAGAAGTCGCGGATACGTAGAGGATTGTTACGGCAGGATCTTTTGTAATGAGCCAAGCAGCTAACACTGCCATGCAATGTGATTTTTGATGGTCTCGTGGGTATAACACAAGGAGATTATCTAGCCCTTCACCCCCTTCATAGTGTTCCTGCCACCAGTTGAAAAGCTCTTTATGACACTCCCCATAGACACGATGGGGCTCCACTGTATTGGCAAAGAACCAGAGGCTATTCTCACAAGCTTCCCTTAATTCCTGTATCTGCTGTGCTTTAGTGGCCATATCAGCTTTCTTTACGGAGCTTCTCTAGCTCAAGCCTTAACTCAATGATGGCTCGTGTAAGCTCTGTGCAAACCTCATTATTCCTATCGAGAGCATCCTTCATGGGCTGCTGCTTCAAATCAATCATTTCCTTTGTCTCATCCTTGGAATAAATATTTTCTAAGGATTTAACAATCATATTTTGTCGCACCCACAGCCAAGAAATCGGCAAGAGAATCACACCCAGGGGTATTAAACTCAACCAATTGAAAGACATCTTAAACTTCCTTGAGCTTTTTCAGACGGTCTGTCAACCCTACAACTAAATCTTTACTGGCCTCTTTGGGCTTCCCTGCATGATTAACCGGGCGACCCCGTGGCTTCTTCTTGTCAAGCAATGCCTTCGCTGCTGTCACATTCCCTTCTCTGGTTTGATCAATGAGTGTCTTCTTCGCCAGCGCTTCTTCTCGGACTTCCCTTTCTTTATCCCATTTTTCTTTATAAGGCTGGAACCACTTACATTTGCAGAGACGCTGCCAATGTGGCCAAGAGCCAAGCAAAGCGATAGCAGCTTCATATTCCGTCTCATACGACATATAGATTTGGTACATGGACTTAGATCCCTTCCAGTCCACCTCTTTTAAGTTATAAGGAGCGGGGATCTGACACGTAGTGAAATGTCGGTGCTCATAAAAAAGAGCTTGAGTTGTACCCGCAAGCTGCTCATGGATAGGTAATTTCATAACTTACTCCTTACTTGTGCCGCATCTTAACTTCTTCCCAATCGGAGAGCTGTTTATCCCCTGTCTTCCGAGTAACACCTGTTGTCTTAGCAGTCAGGTGTTTATGCATGATATTCCCACAACTGTTGCAAGCAATCTCAGGTGTTAGCGTCATACTGTGCTTCACCTCCCTGATGAGACCACATGCATCACAGATATACTCGTAGGTTGCCATTACCTTCTCCAGCGAAAGAGCCAAAGGAACCCCTTACCGATCTGCGAAGGGGTAGGAAGAATCCAGCCAAGGATAAGTAAGGTGATAAGCCAAGGGTT